TGAGTTCTATGGAAAATTTTAATCGTTTAGTCAATGAAGGATATTTGACAAAACTTTTTAGTAAACCCACTGATTTGCAACTCGATACAACTAACGTTAAAGAATCTGCTGGAGATTTTAATGTAAAAGATCTTTCAGCTCATTTTGATAGAGAGTCAATTACAGACGCTGCAATTAAAGAGCTTTTGAAATTTAGTAAAAACTACAAATCGTGGCTTATTTTTGCAATCGATATTAATCACGCTGATCATATAAATGAAGAACTTCAATTTTATAATGTTAAATCGAAAGTTCTTCATTCGAGATCAGATGAAGAAAGACATTCAGTTACAGATGAATTTATATCTGGAAAAATACAGTGTTTAGTAAGTGTCGGAATTTTGACGACCGGATTCGATGCGCCTAATATTGATTTAATTGTTCTTCTTCGTCCTACTAAAAGTCCAGTGCTCCACGTGCAGATGATCGGACGCGGATCTAGAGTTTCTCCGAGCACAGGAAAAACTCATTGTCTTGTTCTTGATTTCTCAGGAAATATTTCTAGACTTGGTCCTATAAATGCAGTTAAAATTCCAGAAAAAGGAAAGAAAAAAGGAACAGGAGAACCAATTGTAAAATCTTGCAAAACATGCGGTTGCTTACATCATCCAACTGTTAAAATCTGCGATGTATGTGGGACTGAGTTTGATTTTAAAGAGCAAATAAAATCATTTTTCAGTCAAGAAGATGTTATAGCTGTTCCGAAAGAAAAAATTGAAGAGTGGATTAATGTTGATGAAGTTTTTTACTCTGTGCATTCTAAAATAAATAAACCAGATAGTTTAAAAGTAATTTATAAGTGTGGATTACTTTCTTATAATGAATTTATTTGTCTTGATCATGGAGGGTATGCAACTCATAAAGCTAAAAATTGGATTTCGCATCGGTTAGATTTTATGCCAAAAAATATTTACGAGTTGTATAAAAATTCAAAAAATCTAAAAATACCTTCTAAAATTTTAGTAGATATTTCTGATAAATTCCCTGTAATAAAAGATGTTGAATTTTAACATAAAAAATAAAAAAAAAATGTTTACTTTTATATAAAAATATTGTATACTAACTATAATGGATTAAATGGTAATTCATTAATAATTTTTATTAAAAGGAGAAGTAAAATGGGTGAAAAAGTTAAAGAAGAAGTGAAAGAAGAAAAAAAAGTTGAGGGACCCGAAAAGAAAGCGTTGCCGAAGGGAGTCGATCAGAAAACTATCGATATGGCAATGGATGTTGTTAAATCCGGTTACAAAGCAAATCAAGATCCTGACGCCATCAAATCTGCCCTGTTCGGTAAAGGCATTACATTCAGCAAATTGGCTCGAGTCTTCAATTACTGCGCAGTTGAGCTGGGTCTTGAAGTTGATCCGAAAACTCTCAAAGAGAGGATTGAAACTGCAGTGAAAAACGTCAAGTTCAAATATGATGAGCCGTATGAAAATTTGATGAATACTGCTGAAAAGATGGCAGAAGAAATCAAAGGAGCTACAGCAGCTCGTTTTATGACTCTTTTCAAAAAGAAATTCGCTGAAGCAAAAAAAGAATTTCCCAGAAAAACTGCCCCTGCACGAGGTCGTATGGGCGTCGTCAACAAAACTGTTATCGATGTTTTTGCTGCTAATAAAACAGCATCAGAAAAAGATCTTTTTGAAGCTTTGAAAAAAGTAACAAAAACTGAAAAGAATGCTGCTGATTATACACGACAGTACTACAAAATGGCATATGCTCTTGCGAACGGTTTGACCGCACTGAAAGTTTTGACGATTGTTGCGAAAGAAGGTTCCGGAAAATAATGCACGATCTTATAAGAGATCTTGAGATTTTCCGCAAAATCTCTGTAGACCCTCATCTTCCTGTTTTCTGTGATACAGAGACAACGGAGGATGAGGGTTTATCTTCAGGCGGGCTGTACGGGAAAATCAGATTATTTCAGATTTTTCAATCAACGTGGGAAAAAGCTGTTGTAATTGATTGTTTTTTTATACCTTTAAATGAAGTTTTAAATTTACTTCAACCACATCATTTAATTTTTCACAACGGAAGTTTTGATCTTCATACAATTAATTTAAAAACAGAAGAAACTTGGCTTCCTAGAGAATTAGATGATACTCTTTATCTTTCTCGTTTAAAGTATTTTACAAAACAAAAATTCGGATTTTATGAGTGTTTAAAGTACTCTAATAATTCTGATTCTTTAATAGAAGGAATTGACAAAAAAGAAGAGCAAAAAAGTGACTGGTCTGGAGCTCTTTCTGATCGACAACTAACGTACGCAGCTGCTGACGTAGTGTATTTAGCTAAGCTATACGAATCCGTCAAAGAATTTAAAACTTCAACTGTCTACAATTTAGACATAAATAATTTAAAATATGCTGTAAATTACGCAAGAAATGGTATGCCTGTCAATCAAAGTAGAGTTCTTGAGTTAAAAAAAGAATACATACAAAAATTAGAAGACACATTTAAACAACTTCCACCTGATCTAAACGTTAGATCTTCTAAACAATGTTGTATTTATTTAAACTCAAAGTCTTCTGCTCATGATGTTTTGTTAGAAATGGCTCAAGAAGGCAATGAAAGAGCAAAAAGAATTTCTGATGCTCGTTCATTTTTTAAGTCTCTTGAGTATTTGAAAGCGTATGATAGACCTGTTATTAAGGGATTTTTCAATCCTTGTGCAGCTCTTTCGGGCAGATTTTCATGCACGGGTGGAAATAGATACGATCATGCGAATTTACAACAAATGCCAGAAAAACTTCATTCTGTAGTTCAAGCTCCCTCTGGGTACAATATTGTATACAAAGATTATTCTGGACTTGAACTTAGAATGGCTGTTGCTTTTACTGGTGAAGAAGTAATGGCTGCAATGATGAAATCTGGCGCAGATATGCATACTGAAACAGGAAAATATATTTTTGAAAAAGAATTAATAGATGATATAGAAAGAACAATTGCTAAAACTCTGAACTTCGGAATGATTTACGGCGCAGGAGTAAAAACAATCCAAGCTGTTCTAAAACTTCAAGCAAATCTTAAGCTGCCTTTTCAAGAAGTAAAACGTCTAATGAATCGGTGGTTTGAATTGTACGAAGGTTTTTCTGTTTGGCACGATATGCATAAGTACCAGTTTAATGTTTACGGATACGTTGATATTGAAACTGCTTTAGGAAGACGAATAAGAACTTATTCAATACCTGACTCTTTGAACTTTCCAATTCAAGGATCCTCAGTTGAAGTAACAAAAGTTTCTATAGGTCTTCTTTACAGTAGATATCCTGAATTACAAAAAGTTAAACATATTTTGCAAGATGATTATGAAGCGTGTTTAATAAATACAATTCATGATTCTAATATTTTGCTTGCAAAAAAAGAAGAAACTGAAAAATGGGGAAACAGACTAAGTGAATGTATGGTAGATGCTTGGGAATATGTAATTTCTGAGTTAGCAGATCCAGAAATTCCGATGCCTCATGGATACGATGCAGGCCCTGTGTGGGTATTTCATTAAAAAGGAGATAGATTATGAGTATTAAAATTTATATTTGTTCAGGATTTTTCAATGAAGATCAAAATAAAAAATTGTTGATTATGCTCAACGCCTGTAAAAAATTAAATCTTGATATCTATAGTCCAAGAGATAATTTTTTATATACTCCTGGAAAAACTGACCCTCAAGAAGTTTTTGAAGAAAATCTAAAACAAATAAAACAATCAGATATGCTACTTGTCTCAACTGCGGGAAAAGACATGGGAGCTTTGTGGGAGTGTGGATATGCGTACGCGTTAGATATTCCCCTTGTATTTTACTATCCTAATGGAGATATTTTTAATCTAATGTTATCTCAATCCGCAACAGCTGTTTTAACTTCAGATAAAAAATTATTTAATTATTTAAAAGAAATTAAAAAAACAAATTTAGTTCCAAAAGTTGAGTACAAAGGAGAGATCGAGTGAAATCTTCTAAATCTTTGAAATCTTCAAATTCTAATTTACAGGAATATTTGTCAAAAACAAGACATATGTGCTTATCTGAATACTATATACAAATTTACAAACTTTCATTTATAAATCGATACACTAACGTGATTCGAGTCAGAAATGAAGATGTTGCTCAACATTCTTTTTTTGTAGCAGCAATTGTATTAAAACTTTACGATAAATATATATTCGATTTAGGAAAAGCTTTACAAGCAGCTATTAGTCATGATATTACTGAAGCTGATTTAAGTGATATTACTCATGAAGTTAAATTTAAACATAAAAATCTTGCAAAAGAAATTCAACTTGCAGAAGAAAAAGAAATTCAAAAATATCCAAAAGCTGTAATTGAAGGAGTTCAAATTTTTAACTCAAATTTAGTAGAAGGTCTCGTTGTTAATTACGCAGACGTTTTACAAGTAAATCAATATGTGTTAAATGAAATATCTCTTGGAAATAAAAATATTTCTAAAATACGTATTGAAACAGAAAGACGAATAAATGAATTAAAAAAGGAGTTAAAACAACATGAACGACCACGTAACGAAAACTCTTGATGAAAGATCTGTAGTTTACGGAGATTTTGAAAAAGGAATTGATTTAACTTCAAATCTTCTTAAATTAATTCTTAAAAGATATCAAGAAGAGCATGGAAAAGAAATGCCAAAATTCTACGAAATCTGTATTTTGCATCTTTTAATAAAGATAGTTCGAATCGCAGTGACTCCCACTCATTTTGACTCTTGGATAGATCTTTCTGGGTATGCAGCAAGAATTTCAAATGTACAGCAAATAAAGGAGACGACTAATGCCAGTGAATGAAAATTTACCCGATCTTAAATTACCCGTACAAATTAAGAGTAATGAAGTTCCAGTTACTCATTTTTTCGAGCACCTTGAAGTAATTTCTGTTGAATTGCTCAATGCTCCCTCTATAGAAGATCTTCTTGAGTATATTCCAAGATGGGGAACTGCTACGTGGCAAGATAAACCTCATAATGAGTATTCAGACGAAGAAAGACTTCAAATTTTAAAAGATCTTTTTGAAGGAAATTTACTGCCTTCTGCTATGGAAACAATTGGTTTAGTCTTTCTTATTTCAAATATTGATCTTGTAGATGTAACTCATCTTTTAAGACATCGTACAATGTCATTTTCAGCTGTCTGTACAGCAGATCGAGACTTACGCCACGACTCATGTCTTGTAAAAAATTCAATACTTAATTCAAAAGAATTTTCAAAAAGATATGTGCAAATTGTTTCAATGGCAAAACAATTATACGCAGATATGGTTGATTCAAATGAAATTTCTCTTCTTGACGCAAGAACAATTCTTCCTCGATGTTTAGAAAATCATTATTACTGCAGAGTGAATATCAAAGATGCTCTTCATTTTATTCGTCAAAGAATTGATCGTCAAATTCAGCCTGAATCTGACAACATTGTTGCTTTACAGATGTGGATTGAAATTGTCAAAAAGTATCCATTCATTAAAAACATGATAGATGTAAATCGACCCGATTCATTCTATGTTCAAACAGTTCCCACTGGTCGTAGTTCTAATATCTATATGCCAGAAAAACCTCGCAACGATGTGTTTGAGTACAAACACGAGTGGTTTTTATACAAAAAAGAACGAAAAGAAATGTCAGGAGGAGACAAATTTGTAACGTTGTGGAATAACTTAGTGGAGGAACTTAATGAAATCGATTCTTAAAAAACATGAAAAACTTCAAAATTTAATGGTTTTAAAAGGAAAACAAAAATTTCCAATTGAACACGAGTCG